CGCTTGGCGTATTCAATTGAATAGAGGCGCTGGAACTTCAGGAACTGATTTCAGCCGCATGTACATCGTTGTTCCCGCCAACAATCCGGGTACAGGTAAAATTTACCTGAAGAGCAACACTGCTTCTAGTTACAGCACTCATGTTGGCTTTGGTGGAGCCGCTGTTACCGTGACTGTTACTCCGACATGGCAGTTGTTTACTGTACCGCAAACAGGACAGGCTGACTTCGACATCGTTTTGCGCGGTTCAATCGGTGCAGACGCAACAGCCGATATTCTCATGTGGCACCCTGATGTTCGCGTCACCAACGATGGCGTAGGCATCCCCGCCTACCAGCGCATTAACGCTGCAACCGACTACGACACCTCTGGGTTCCCTCTGTACCTCCGCTTTGACGGCACGGATGACAGCCTCGCCACGGCGAGCGTGGACTTTAGTGCTACCAATAAGATGTCAGTATTTGCGGGCGTAAGGAAGCTGAGTGATGCGGCAGACGGAATGGTTTACCAGATGGGTGACGCCAGTGCGCTGCAATCTGGTACATTTGAACTGACAGCGCCCGGATCAAGCACTGTAACCAAGTTCCAGTTTTTGTCTCGCGGCACTGTCAATGCCATACCGTTTACGACGTCAACTACCTACAACGCTCCATACACTGGCGTCATTGCAGGACTTGGCGACATAAGCGGCGATGCGGCAACGCTCCGCATCAACGGCGCGCAAATCGCACAAATACTCACCGATCAGGGAACCGGAAACTACGGCAATTACCCGCTCTACATTGGTCGCCGCGCTGGTACATCGTTCCCCTACAATGGACGCCTCTACTCCCTCATCATCCGTGGCGCTCAGTCAACGACAGCGCAGATCACCTCGACTGAAACGTGGGTCAACGGAAAGACGAAGGCATACTGATGGCTTACATCTTCCGTACGCTTATCATCGCCGCTGCCGGCGCGCCGCTTGCCCGTACGATTGCCGCTGCGTTTGGCGGCGGCCCCGACATGTGGACAACGCCTCTGTCAACATCCGGCAACGACCCGGCAACGCATTACATTTCGACGGGGTATATCCCGCCGGAGTTTGCCTACATGGTGCCGTTCCAAGTTTGGGAACAAGTAGATGGCGCGTGGACCCTGATCTCATCCGAACCAGGTGACCCCGTGGCCGTCTACAATGCGTGTGTTGAGGCGGAAATTCCCTGCACACAGGCCGACATTGACGCCATCTACGCCACCGCTGACGTGACGGACCAAGACCCCTTTGTGGCCTTGGGCCGGCTGGGTTTGATGATCGTGCAGCCGCCAATTGACTTTTGATAGGTAACATATACACTTACTGTTTAACCCCTACTGGCAGGGTACGCCAGGAACCGAAAGGTGACTAGATGACCGAGAACGAACTAGCGGGTGCGCCCGCGCCGGAACAGGCCCCCACGGCTGAACCTGTTGCCGTTACAGATACACCGCCGGAACCGACGCCAACGGAAGCATCCAAGACCTTCACTCAGGAAGAACTGGACGCAATCGTCGGCAAACGTCTCGCAAGAGAACAACGGAAATGGGAGCGCGAGCAGGCGCAGAAAGCCAAGTCCCAGCCCGTTCCGACGGAACCGCTGAAAGCTGACGACTTCGCAGATGCACCATCCTACGCCGACGCCCTTGCCGAACGCAAAGCCCAGGAACTCTTGGCAAAGCGTGATGCAGAGGCCGAACGCGCAGCAATGCTTGATGCCTATCACGACCGTGAAGAGGAAGCGCGGAACAAGTACGACGACTTTGAACAGGTCGCGTACAACCCCAAGCTACCCGTCACGGAAACGATGGCGCAGACCATTCAGGCTTCGGATAACGGCCCCGATGTAATCTATTACCTCGGATCCAACCCCAAGGAAGCCGAACGGATTGCGCGCCTATCACCGCTCTTGCAGGCACGGGAAATCGGAAAGATTGAGGCCAATCTTGGCTCCAATCCACCGGCCAAGAAAACTTCCACCGCCCCGGCGCCGATTGCTCCGGTCACAGCCCGCACCTCTGGTGCGCCTGCATACGACACCACCGACCCACGCTCAATCAAATCCATGAGCACGTCGGAATGGATCGAAGCAGATAGGCTGCGCCAGATCAAAAAGCTCGAGGCTCAACGTCGTAAATAACTTAAGGAAATCAAAGACATGGCTAACAGCCTTCTTACGATTGACATGATCACCCGCAAGGCGCTGGAGATCCTGGAAAACAACTTGGTGATTACTCGCAACGTGAACCGTCAGTAAACATTTGTCTAGCTGACGTTAAACCCCGTTAAATGCTGGAAACTCCTTATAGCATTCCGCACCACAGCGTAGCTGGTAACGGCAAGCGCGACGGTCTGAAAAGCGAAATGATTGGACAATCAGCAGCCAAGCATCGTATAGTTTACGTTACTACGATGAAGGTTCAACGACTAGCCGGTAACGGCGTAGGGCCAAGTGGCTCGAAATGCGGGGCAAGCATGAGGCAGACATTGGAAGAGCGGTTTTTTGCTAAGATTGCAAAAAACGAAAATGGATGTCACGAATGGACCGGACACATAATGCCTAACGGCTACGGACAAATGCACAAGGACGGCAAGACGGCTTACGCGCATCGCGTAGCTTACGATCTTGCTTTCGGTGCTGTTGCCGGGTTTGTGCTCCACCACTGTGATAACCGTAAATGCGTAAACCCTGAGCACCTGTTTGTCGGCACTCACGACGACAACATGCAGGATATGGTCGCAAAATCGCGGCACGCATTTGGGGACAAAAACGGCAGACGCAAGTTGTCTGCCGAACAGGTCCGCAGTATTCGCTCTGAAATTGGTTTGCACCGGGAAATTGCGGCTAAATACGGCGTTACACCTTCTTTGGTGTCTATGATCCGTAGCGGCCGGATTTGGCGGGATGTTTGAAGATATAGTCTGGTCCTCAGCGAGAGTTGAGGCTGCGAAAGCGGGCGCTGACCTAACGAGCAGCGTTGAACAAAACGATGATGATAGTTTCGCTGTCGAAGGTGCCAAGATCGGTTCGACCCTCCGCATCCGTCTGCCCGACCGCGCTCTGGTCACCGACGGTGCAGCCCTTCAGGTTCAGGACGACAACGAGCAGTTCACCACGCTCGCCGTCAACAACCAGAAGCACATCGGCGTGAACTTCACGTCGGCCGAACTGACCATGCAGCTTGACGATTTCGCGGATCGTGTTCTGAAGCCGCGTATCTCGCAGCTTGCATCGTCCATCGACGCTGACGTTGCCAACTCCTACAAGGGCATCTTCTCGTCCGTCGGCACCCCCGGCACGACCCCGGCCCCTTCGCTCGTCCTGCTCCAGGGCCAGCAGAAGCTGAACGAGTACGCTGCCATGATGCCGAACCGCTATGCGACCGTTAATCCGGCCGCCAACGCTGGTCTGGTCGAAGGCATGAAGGGCCTCTTCAACCCCGTCGATACCATCTCGCGCCAGTTCAAGGCCGGTATGATGGGTGAAGGCGTCCTCGGCTACGACGAGATCAACATGTCGCAGTCGATCAAGCTGCACACCACGGGCACCCGCGCAGCCACGGGCGCCACGGTCAACGGCAACGCTTCGGAAGGTGCGACGACCATCACCCTCGCCAGCGCCGGTAACGCGCTGACGTTCACGGTGGGCGACGTATTCACTGTGGCCGACTGCTTCTCCGTGAACCCGCAGACCCGCGAAAGCACGGGTTCGCTCCAGCAGTTCACCGTGACGGCAGCCAACACCTCGTCTGCTGGCGGCGCTGTGACGCTGGCTGTCTCGCCGGCGCTCTACTCGCCGACGAACGCCCTCGCCTCCGTCTCCACCCTCACCATCACTGGTAAGGCCGTGACGTTCATCGGTGCAGCTTCGACCTCCTACCCGCAGAACCTGATCTACCACAAGGACGCTATCTCGTTCGCTACGGCCGATCTTCTTCTGCCGCAGGGTGTCGATATGGCTTCTCGCCAGGTTCACAATGGCATCTCGATGCGAATTGTGCGCCAGTACGACATCAACAATGACCGCCTGCCGTGCCGTATTGACGTGCTGTATGGCTACTCGGTCATCCGCGCCCCGATGGCTTGCCGTCTCTGGGGTTAACAGGTTAAAGATAGGAGAATACGACAATGGCTATTCCTAGCGTAGGCGGCGGTTATCAGTTCAACGACGGCAATCTTAACGAAGTTAAGATCTCCGTCGCTGCGGCCCCCGCAACTGCCGTAGACAGCGCGACGCTGACTTCGGCTCAGTTGATCAACGGCATCATCCTCGGCTCCCCGACGACCACGGCGGCGTACACGCTGCCGCTGGCCTCGGACCTTGACGCGGTGTTGACCAACTCCAAGGTCGGCTCGACCTTCGACTTCCGCGTGATCAATGTCACCGGCTCTGGCGTCATCACCATGACGACCAACACCGGCTGGACCATTGGCTCAAGCGGTTCTCAGGGTCTGATGACCGTCGCGGCCACGGCCGGCACGGTGCGCAGCTTCCGCGCCCGTCGTCTGGGCGACAGCTCTTGGGCACTGTACGCGATCTCGTAAGTAACACGACCCCCGCTTCGGCGGGGGTCTAACTCATCAAGGAGAACAACATGCCCAATACGAAGCCTGTTGGTGTTGCCTACGAGGACCCGTACCTCGACGGCGCCACCATCGTTAATCCGGTCTACTCGGCCAAGGG